GCGATGGACAGATACCTGAAGGCGTCTGCGGGATGCGAGGCCCAATCGTGGACTTCGTTGGCACGGAATGTCTTCTTGTCGTCATCCCACTCGCGCCTGTATTGCTCTAGGGCAGAAATCCCGAATTCCTCGCAGCGCGGGTCAAACACACACCGCGCCAGTGTCTTGCGTGCCGCGTTGATCCCGTCCAGCTTTGACAGGCTTGGCACCAGCTCAGGGTGTAGGCCGAAATTTATCATTTGGTCAATTGTTGTCTTCGCGCCGGGAAGTCCGAAGATCCGATGCGCTGCGTCATGCGGGACGTAATCAATCCCATCTATCCAGCCATAGGTTTCCCGCCTTTGCCCGATCTGCTCGGCGTAATGATCCACACCGGCCCCAGCGGACGAATAACAATCAAGGATAAGCACCTGCAAACCGACGACCTGAAACCACCAGATGGACGTATCGTCCTTAACGCCAATGTCCCACGCCCGATGCACTGGCTTGCCCGGTAAAGGCTCAATCGGGGTAATCCGCCCCTCATTGCGCACGTCCAGCATTTCTCTGGCGTAGAAAGCGCCGAGGATGGCGGCGTTGAACGAGCACAGGTATTCCTGCTCGAACTGTGCGCGGCCCAGATCAGAGCCATACAGCGCCACGTATTCCGCAAGGCTTTCCTGCAACTGGTCAGGGCTTAAAGCGCCCGTGTTGTGAACCGTCGAGATTTCCGCAAACCATTTCGGGTTCGTGACCGCCATGTCAAACATCGACTTGGCGTGGTTCCTGCCCCTTGGCGTGGTGATAAACGCAGCCCAGCCGTCGTTTTCTTCCAGCATCGGGCGCAGATAGGCCCAGGCGCTTGGGTTAGCCAATGCAAACTCTGAGAACACCACACCTGCCACACCTGCACCTACAAGGCTGTTATACCGATCTGAACCAATGACCTGCCATGTCGAGCCGACCTTCAGCTTTATCAGCATTTCGCTTTCGTTAGTGCTTTCCCGCAGTTCCATCGGGAACGCCTCGTCGATACGGCGCTTTCCGGTGTGCGGGTTGATTGCGGTCCAGATGCCTTTGCGGGCCTGTGCGTATTCAGGGAAAGCGTGCCAATAGTTTGCCGGCCGTTCGTGTGCCTTGATGCAGGCGCCGTGCAGGCAGACGTCGTCTTTGCCCCAGCGTCTGTGCGCTATCTCGATCAGGCGCCTGACATCGTGCTTTTGCCATGCGTCCCAGAAGGGCTTTTGGTATGGGCGGGGTTTCCAGCCCTTGTAAGGCAGGTCGATAATCACTTGTTGATGTTAACGGTGATGTTGCCGTTTATCTCAACGTCATGCTTGTCCTTCTGGCCCAGCATCTGCTTGCCCATCCAGATCAAAAGCGTTGGATTGCCTTCATCTACAGCGGCTTTCCACTGAGCGCGGCGCAATGAAGCGCGGCCCTCGTGGTTATACCTTTTATAGAACTCCAAAAATCCCGCATATCCCGCTTCTTTCAAACGGGTGTCCAAGGTGACATCAGACATGCCCAGAATGGCAGCACACTCCTCTGCGGTGCATTGGATGCGAACCAGTGTGCGAAGCTGCTCAAAGTCTACTTCTTTGATTTGGCCCTTAGATGGCATGTCTGTCCTCCTGCCGGTCTGAGCGGTCAGTCTGGTCTGTTATTGGTCCTGTTGTATTTCTGCAACACTTTCAGCGGCGCCGTTCATTAGCACTGCGTCTGGAACTTCATCGCCTGAGAGAGCGTATTTGCCAGTATGTTCTGCGTGATGGGTTTCCCATGCGTCGGCGGAAACGGCTGAGGTTTCGTCGGGTTTGCCCATCCAGTCGGTAATCTCCACGATGGGTTCGTCTGCCGTATCCAGCCTGCGCGGGATAATGGCTTCAGACACGCCCCAGCTATCCACAATCAGCTTGTGTGCGTCGAGCTTGGCTTGGATGCGGTCGCCAATTGCGGCGTCAAGGTCGAGCAGGCGGTTACGGATTGCTTCGGCTTCGGACACGTCAGCGTCGTGCTCCGGGCTTTCAAGGGCCTGGATTGCTTGGGCAAGCATCTGGTTAGCGGCTTTTAGGTCGGTCACTTTGGTCTCCGTTGAGATAGGCTTCGAGTTTCTTGGCCGCCGCGATCACGTCTTCGGGCTTTTTATAGTCCAGATTGAGGGACGCGGCAATCGACAGCGCATGATACCGCTGGCTGTAGGCGTCGGGGATGATCGGGCGGACGTTGGTCATGGGCGGTTAGTCCTGTGATTTGGCGGTCTGGTCAACCACACCCATTGGCACCGCAGTCCGGTCATAGGCAATGGCCTTTGGGGGTTGAACCTCTTGGGCTGCCCAGAATTTCCACCATGCTTTTTTGGCTGGCTTGGGCTTCTTTTGCTTTTTGCTCACAGGCTCGATCTCCATTGTGCATCGGCTTGCGGAATAACGCGCCTTGTAGCGTGCTTGCGGTCGTGGCCGCAGAACCGGCAGACATGCCATTCCTCGGTATGCCGGTTGCCGTGGCGGTCGATGTCCACACGCATTTCGATACGGTTGACGTGCTGGCCTCTGCGGCAGGTTTCCAGCTTCATGGCACGCCCTCTGCACGGAAATCACCCCACAAGCTGGTAAAGTCCGGCTTGGCCTCAGTCGGTCGGCAAAACGCCGGATCGTCCCACAACACGCGGTTATTCGGGAACGCCCCGATGCTGCCGTCCCCCATCAGGAACAAATGCAGGTGCTTGTGCTGCGTTGTATCCTCGGCGAGGCTGCTTTCCGCAAAGTCCAAGCTGCACCAATACGTTGCGGGCCGTCTGTCTGGAAGGATCAGGGCGCGCATGTTCCGGTGAAACTCAAGTTGATGAACCCCGAAGCTGCTTGAGAACGTGTCCCAAGGCTGGATGTAGGTCATATCCACAGGACCGGGCTGGCGGGGTTCGTCGGGGATGCGATGGCAAAACGCTTCGATAGGGGCCAGGAACCCGGCTCCGGCGTGTTGTTCCATGAGCATGCACTGAAGCCAGAGGCTTTCACCCTCGATTACACGCAGGCCGTGGATGGCGCAGAAATAGTATTCCCCGTGCCCATCGGTCAGGCTGCGGGTGTATTCCCGGCGGATGTAGCCGTAACGCCATGGGCGGAGGCTTCCGATGATGTAGTTGGCGGCGGGGTTCATGAAAGCCATCCCATACGAACGGCTGCAAGTGACAACATGAAGCCCAATGCAAACGCGCAAACGACCGTCGCCAAAACCCAATTAAGCGTGCTTTTACGCCATTGCTCGGGGTTCATGCATCATCCCTTGCCAGCCTGAATTGTTCTACAGCCTGCCAACCTTCCTCAGTGATTTGCCATAGCCCGTAATGGTATCCTTGGCGGCCTAAAGCCTTGCTTTGTGCCTGACAATCAAGAAAACCGGATTGCGTTAATCCGTCCAAAGCTAACCATGTCACGCAGGTTTGTGCCTCATGCCACTTTTTGTGACCCATGTGATACGCCCCCATGAAAGACATCGCATCGGTCATGTCGTGCCTTAACGAAAAACGTCGGTCGCCCTTTTTTGCCAGATGCAACAATAGCAACTTCTGAAGCGGGAATATGTCCCAATGATCTTTGCGGACAGACTTACGCACTTTCTGTTGCAACGCCTTTTGCTCTAAGCGGGTCAAGCGTTTCTCCATTTGTTTGCTCATGCGTCACCCCTTACCAGCCGTGGCACGGGGTATTCTTCAGGGATTTTGCCGTGATGCTGCCAGCCCTTAATGGCTTCCACGCAAACCGCGCGGTATTCGCAGCCAAGCCCGTAAGTGTCGTGATGCGCTAACGAGTAGAGCTGTTGCAAAACGCCGATCCAGTCTTGCAGCAAATCAAGGCGGGCTACCCCGTCGAGTTCTGCCCATGTCGGGTTCAGGCGCACTTCGCCGTCGATGTCTTCGGTTGTCGTCAGGCTTATCGGGGTCATTTCGTTGCTCCTTTGTGCGACCAGACAGGCCCAGCCAGCGTGATCTTAGCGGGGACATAATCCCGGATAATCGTGCCGCGTGATGCCGGACGGGGCGCAGGCAATGCCTTCCGGACTTTGCTCTTGGAAACCCGTCCGGGTCCGCGCACAGGCAGGCCCAGGCGGTGCGCCATGCCAGCTATCCCTGCCGCATTGCGTGGCGGTATCCGCATGGCAATCTCAGCGCAGGACAGGCCAGAGGCCCAGCCTTCACGGAGAAGGGCTATTTCAGCTTCCGTCCAAAGTTGATTGATACGTGTCATGCAGCAGCCTCCAGCACGCCTTCCAGAGCATGCACTGCGCCGCGGATTTCGGCAACGCTGGGTTTGGCTCGCAGGTTTAAATTCCGGACGGCATACCGGCGCAGGCCGTATAGGACCGTGGTGTGATCCCGCTTGCCGACGATTTTCCCCACTTGCGGAAGGGATCGATAAACCGGTTCACCAGCCACCCAGCGGAAAGGATCGCACAACAGGCGGACGTATAGCTCCTGTCTTGCGGGCATGCAGTAGGCGTCTTTGCGGGGACCAAGCAGGTCGGCGCGGGTAATTTGGAATTCCTGCATTATCGCCTGGATATGCGCCTCTGCGGGGGGTCCG